TCGATGACCGCGCCGGCCGCTGAAGTGCAGAAGGCGATCTTCGGCGCACTTTCAGGTGACGCCGGCCTCGCGGCATTGCTTGGCGGCGTGCGCATCCACGACGTCGCGCCACCCAATGTAGAGTTTCCCTACATCACCTTCGGCCGTACCAGCATCTATGACTGGAGCACCGGCACGGAGAGCGGCACCGAGCAGATCCTGACCCTGCATGTGTGGTCGAAGGGGCGCGGCAAGAAGGAGGTCCATGAGTTGATGGATGCGGTGACGCGGCTCCTCCACGATTCCGGGCTGGCGCTCGACGGGCATCACCTCGTCAACCTGCACGCCGAATTCTCGGACGTTCTCTACGACGAGGACCTGTCGGTCCATCATGGGCTGCTGCGTTTCCGTGCCGTGACCGAGCCTGCTGCCTGAGCGGCGGCTTTCCATTTTCACACTCCGATGATGCATTGAAAGGAGGCCATTCGTGGTCGCTCAAAAGGGCAAGGATATTCTGCTCAAGATACATGACGGAGGCACGGCCAGCTTCGTCACGGTGGCCGGGCTTCGCACGAAGCGTCTCGCCTTCAACAGTGAGACGGTCGATGTCACCAACGCGGATTCCGCGGGCCGATGGCGCGAATTGCTGGCCGGCAGCGGCGTCCAGCGCGCATCCCTCTCCGGGGCCGGAATCTTCAAGGACGCGGCATCGGATGCACTGATGCGCATGACCTTCTTCGGTGGCGAGATCGTGAACTGGCAACTCGCCATACCGGATTTCGGCGTGGTGGCGGGTCCGTTCCAGATCACGGCGCTGGAATATGCCGGCAACCACGACGGCGAAGTGACCTTTGAGGTCGCGCTGGAATCGGCCGGGCAACTTACCTTCGGAGCAGCCTGATGCACCCCAACAGACGACGCGGCGAGATCGCCGCCACGCTGGACGGGCGCGAGCACATATTGTGCCTGACGCTTGGCGCGCTTGCCGAGCTGGAATCGGCCTTCGCCTCCGACGACCTCGGCGCGCTGGTGGCCCGTTTCTCCTCCGGCAGGCTTTCGGCGAACGACATCGTGCGCATCCTGGGTGCCGGCTTGCGCGGGGCAGGCACGGCGATTTCGGATGATGAGGTGCGCGCCATGCGTTGCGAGGGCGGTGCGGCGGGATTCGCGGCAATTGTCGCGGAACTGCTGACCCAGACCTTCGGTGCGAAGGACGCACCGGCAAACCCCTAGATGCCGCAGCAGGCCGGCCGGACGAATTTCCGTGGGACGCGGCGATGGCGTTCGGCCTTGGCCGGCTGCGGCTTTCTCCGCGCGACTTCTGGAATATGACGCCGCGAGAACTGTCGAGCGCGCTGGTTGCTTTGGCTGCACCGCGCGCTGCACCGCCTCGCAAGGGCGATCTGGCGCGGCTGATGGAAATTTTCCCCGACAAAGGGACGAGGACATAGGACATGGCAGCAGATGACGTAACCGTGCGGATCGAGGCCGACACGGCTCCATTCCTTTCGGCTATGGAGAACCTGACCGGCCTTTCGGAACGTTTCGGTTCGCAGCTTACCGGGGCACTGAAGGCGGCGGCCATCAGCGGACGCTCCCTCGACGACATATTGCGGCGGATTGGCCTGAACCTGGCGGGGATTGCGCTGGAACAGGGGCTGGCGCCCCTGCAAAGCCTCGCGGGCTCATTCTTCCGCAATCTGCTCGGCGGGATACTTCCCTTTGCAAAGGGGGGCGTCGTGCCGTTCGCGGCTGGAGGCGTGGTGTCCTCTCCGACCTATTTTCCCATGTCCAGCGGAACTGGACTGATGGGGGAGGCGGGAGCTGAAGCGATCCTGCCCTTGCAGCGTTCGTCCGACGGCAGGCTGGGCGTGGCAGCCGGAAGTTCGGCGAGCAGGACAATCCACGTGACGTTCAATGTCACGACGCCCGATCCGCCCGCCTTCCGCAAGTCGGAAGCGCAGATTTCCGGGATGCTGGCTCGTGCGGTGTCGCGCGGGACACGGACGCTCTGAGGCCGGACCATGCAGAGCTTTCATGAAGTCTTGTTTCCGTTGGCGATCTCGTTCGGCGCGACGGGCGGTCCCGAGCGGCGCAACGAGATCGTGGCGCTGAGTTCCGGGCGGGAGCAACGCAATGCGCGCTTCCAGTCGTCCCGCCGCCGTTACGACGCGGGCACCGGCCTGCGCTCCACTGACGACCTCTACAATGTTATAGCCTTCTTCGAGGCGCGGCGCGGCTCGCTTCACGGCTTCCGTTTCCGCGATCCGTTCGACATGAAGTCCTGTCCGCCGGGACAGGTGCCGTCGCCGCTGGACCAGAAACTCGGGACCGGCGACGGAACCGCGCCTGACTTCCAGCTTGCCAAGAGCTACGGAACCGGCGCGGACGCTTATCGCCGCGAGATCGCCAAGCCCAAGGCAGGCTCGGTGAGGATCGCGGTGAACGGCGCAGAGCTTTTTGAGCACATGCACTACGCTGTCGATGCGACGACCGGGATCGTCACCTTCGAGACAGGCGCGGTTCCGGCGGAAGGCGCGACCGTGACCGCCGGCTTCGAGTTCGATGTGCCGGTACGCTTCGACATCGACCATCTTGCAGTCGGGCTGGCCGCGTTCGAGGCGGGGCAGATCCCGTCCATACCGCTGGTGGAGATCAGGCCGTGAGCATTCCCGAAGAATATCTCAGGCAGACGGTGACTACGCTTTGCCATTGCTGGCGGGTTGTCCTGCGCAACGGCGTGGAAACAGGCTTTACCGATCACGACCGCACCGTTTTTGCCGACGGCAGCGCCTTCGAGCCGGAAGCGGGCTTTTCGGCCAGCGAAGCAAAGGCGACGCTTGGCCTCGGCATAGACAGCATGGAGGTGGAAGGTGCCATTTCTTCGGCGCGCATCACCGAAGCCGATATATTGGCGGGCCTCTATGATGGCGCGACAGTTGAGACGCTGCTGGTGGACTGGACCGACCCGATACGGTTCCAGTGCATTGGGCAGGCGACCATAGCCCGTATCCGGCGCTCCGACATGAATTTCGTGGCGGAGCTGGAGAGCGTGGGCCGTGCGCTCGATCTGGTTTCCGGCCGCTATGTGCGGCGCGGCTGCGACGCGGAACTGGGCGATGGGCGCTGCGGCGTCCCGCTTGCCGGAGCCGAGTTCACGGCTTCGGGCGAGGTTGTCGCCGTCCACGGTGACCGCCTGCTGGTCGGCGGCCTGGGCGGATATGCGCAGGGTTGGTTCGAGAACGGTCATCTCACATGGACCTTTGGCGCGCGGATGGGCCGCCGTGACCCTGTGACCGGTTTCCGCCACGACGCCGACGGCACCTCGCTGGTGCTGTGGACTGAGGGGGATTCGGCGGTCCGGGCGGGCGACACGTTCGACATAGCCGCCGGCTGCGACAAAAGTTTCGCCACCTGCAAGGCGAAGTTCCGCAACAGCCTGAACTTTCGCGGCTTTCCGCACCTGCCCGGAAACGACGACGCCTATGCCTATGTCACCGAGACGGGCGCATTCGACGGAGGACCGCTCGTTCCATGACAACACAAGGCGTTGATGCGCAGCGCGTCGTCGCGGAGGCGCGCCGCTGGATCGGCACGCCCTATCGCCACCAGGGATCGCGCAAAGGCGTGGGCTGCGACTGCCTCGGCCTCGTGCGCGGTGTCTGGCGCGCGCTCTATGGAGAGGAGCCGGAGGCGCCTGGCCCCTATTCGGCGGACTGGGCGGAAGCGGGCGGCGAGGACAGCCTTCTGGATGCAGCGCGGCGGCATATGGCGGATATGGGCGACGGCGAACCTGTGGCGGGACGATTGCTCGTTTTCCGCTGGAGGCCGCGTGTGCCGGCCAAGCATGTCGGTATCGCGGTGACGGCGGATGAGTTCATCCATGCCTATCAGGGGCACGGCGTGCTGGTTTCCCCCCTTGTGCCGCAATGGCGCAGGCGCATCGCGGGCATATTCGCTTTCCCGCGGCGCGAGGTCGAGAGGAGCTGACGGACATGGCGACGATATTGCTTCAGGCCGCCGGCGCTTTTGTCGGTGGCGCGCTGGGACCATTGGGCGCTGCGCTCGGCTCCGCGGCAGGCGCGATGCTGGGCTATCGGCTCGACCGCATGGTGATCGACGGGACGCGCCGGATCGAGGGGCCGCGCCTTTCCGGTGCGCGGCCTTTCTCCGCGGAGGAGGGCGCGTCCCTCCCGCGCGTCTACGGGACCATGCGCGTCGGCGGGACGATGATCTGGGCGACCCGCTTCGAGGAAGAGGGGCGCTCCGAACGGCAAGGCGGCAAAGGCGGCCCGCGCACGACGACCTATAGCTACTATGCAAACGTCGCGTTCGCGTTGTGCGAGGGCGAGATCGCGGGCGTGCGGCGCATCTGGGCGGATGGCCGCGAACTGGATTTGAGCCTGCTGGAATTCCGGGTGCATCGCGGCGCAGGCGATCAGCAGGCCGATCCGCTGATTCTCGCCAAGCAGGGCGCGGGCAACGCACCGGCCTACCGCGGCACCGCTTATGTCGTTTTCGAGCGATTGCCGCTCGGCGAGTTCGGCAACCGCGTTCCGCAGCTTCAGTTCGAGGTAATGCGGCCGGTCGGCGGGCTGAACGAGCGGATACGGGCGGTGTGCATGATACCCGGCGCGACCGAATACGGGCTGTCGCCCGCGCCCGTGACGCGCGAGCCGGAACCGGGCGAGACAGTTTCGGAGAACCGGCATGTGCTGCATGCCGGATCGGACATCGTGGCCGCGCTTGACGAGTTGCAGGCGCTTTGTCCGGCGCTGAAACATGTGGCGCTGGTGACGACATGGTTTGGTGACGATCTCCGTGCGGGCCATTGCACGATCCGTCCGAAGGTGACGGTCAACGATCCCGGCGAATATTCGCTGCCCTGGATCGTCTCCGGCCTGACACGCGAAGCGGCGCAGGAAGTCTCCAGATCCGGCCCCGGTCCTGCTTATGGCGGAACGCCGGCGGACAAAAGCGTGATGGACGCTATCGTCGAGATCAGGTCGCGCGGCCTCAAGGTCACGCTCTATCCCTTCGTCATGATGGATATACCGGCAGGAAACGCGCTAGGCAGCCCATATGCAGGCGAGGAGATGCAGCCTGCCTATCCGTGGAGAGGCCGCATTACCTCGAATCCGGCGCCGGGCGCGCCCGGCAGCGCCGACAAGACGGCCTCTGCCCGCGGGCAGATCGGCGCGTTCAGCGGCACTGCCACGGCGGCGAACTTCGCGGCCACCGGCGATACGGTGGTCTTTTCCGGTATGGCCGGCGATTGGGGCTACCGCAGGCTGGTGCTGCATTACGCTCGGCTGGCGGAAGCGGCGGGCGGGGTTGATGCCTTCCTGCTCGGCTCGGAACTGCGCGGCCTGACGACATTGCGTGACGGCGCGGGGGCTTTCCCCTTCGTCGAGCAGCTCTGCGATCTCGCATCCGAAGTACGCTCCATCCTCGGGCCGGCAGCGAAGATCACCTATGGCGCGGACTGGAGCGAATATTTCGGCTATCAGCCTGCGGATGGAAGCGGCGACGTGTTTTTTCACCTCGACCCGCTCTGGGCGCATCCCGACGTGGATGCGGTGGGGATCGATTGTTACATGCCGCTGTCGGACTGGCGCGACGCCGACCTGACCGACGGCAACCCGGACGGCTTTGCCGGGCCTTACGATCCCGCCGGGCTGCGCGCCGGCATCGCTTCTGGAGAGGGCTTCGACTGGTACTATGCCGGCGAGGATGACAGGCGCGACCGGGTGCGGTCGCCGATCAGCGACGGAGCCTACGGCAAGCACTGGACATTCCGCTACAAGGATATGCTCGGATGGTGGTCCAATGCGCACCACAACCGGCCGGGCGGTGTGGAAAGCTCGACGTCGACTGCCTGGGTGCCACGGTCGAAGCCTCTGTGGTTGACCGAACTGGGTTGTCCTGCGATCGACAAGGGGCCGAACCAGCCTAACGTGTTTCCCGATCCGAAATCCTACGAGAACGCGATTCCCTATTTCTCGGACGGAAGCCGGTCGGATACGGCGCAGAAGGCGCTGCTGGTCGCGCATTTCGATCATTGGGATGGCGCGGCGCAGGACTTTTCGCCCGCCGCCAATCCCGTCTCGTCGGAATATGGCGGGCGCATGCTCGACGCCGAGCGGATCTATTGCTGGGCATGGGATGCGCGGCCCTTTCCGGCTTTCCCGTTGCGCTCGGACGTGTGGAGCGACGGGGAGAACTGGTTGCGCGGCCACTGGCTCGGCGGCCGGCTGAACACCGCGGAATTACCCGATCTGGTGAACGCCATCCTCGCCGACCACGGGCTGCCTCCTGCATCCTTCACCAGTGTCGCAGGCTCGCTCACCGGATATATCGTCACCGATCCATTTACCGCCCGCGCCTC